CCCTTCATGGCTTATGAATCTGCTGCTAATATTAACTCAGGGTACACAAACACTCGTCGCAACAAAGCGGCTGTAATTAATCGTACAGATAAATATATCAACATTTCTGATGGCCTTGTGCCTTTCAAATATTCTTACGAATATGGAAATAGCGGTACGAAGAGCTTAGATGTTAGAGACGCTGTAATTCTGTGTCAAAAAGCTTATTATAATTTTTCTCAATTTAGGAATGTCATTGATTTAATGACAGAATTTTCTTTAGGAAATATATACTTTCGAGGCGCGAGCAAAAAAGCGAGAACGTTTTTTGAAGCTTTATTTAACAAATTAAATATCTGGGATTTTCAGGATCAATTTTTCAGGGAATATTACAGATCGGGAAATGTTTTTGTATACAGGTTCGACGCCACTTTAACTAAAGAGGAATTATCTAAGATAACTCAAACGTTTGGGAATACTTTGTCTTTAGCTTTAGAAAGCGACAGCAAAATCCCCAGTTCTTACATGTTAGTTAATCCCGCTGATATTAGGATGACGGGCACGCTGGCTTTCAATAATCCAGTATATTACAAGTTAGTAACTAATTATGAACTGGAAAGATTAAAAACTCGCAAAACCGAAGAAGACAAAGAGGTGTTTAATTCGCTTCCCAAAGAGGTACAGAAGCAAATCGATACATCTAGAAGTGCTGCCGTTCGCATCCCCTTGGACGTAGATAGGATTATGGCGGTTTTTTATAAAAAACAAGATTATGAGCCTTTCGCTGTTCCTATGGGTTACCCCGTATTAGCGGATATAAGCTTTAAAGATGAGCTTAAGAAAATGGACATGGCTATTGGTCGCTGTATGCAGCAAGCCATATTACTCGTGACTATGGGCACTGATCCCGAAAAGGGCGGCATCAATCAACGCAACTTACAAGCGATGCAAGAGCTTTTCAGAAATGAATCAGTTGGGAGAGTTCTTATCGCGGATTACACAACTAAAGCAGAATTTGTAGTCCCTAAAATAGCGGAGTTGATGGACCCTAAAAAATATGAAATTTTTGATAGAGATATCAACAACGGACTTAATAACATTTTAGTGGGCGGTGAGAAGTTCTCCAATCAGGAGAGCAAGGTTAAAGTATTCGTCTCTAGATTAGAACAAGGGCGTCAAGCCTTCTTAAACAACTTCCTCATTCCCGAGATCAAAAGGATTTCTAAAAATTTAGGATTTAAGAATTACCCCATCCCTTACTTTGACGAGATGTCCCTGCAAGACAGTGTGTTAAAAGATAGAGTCTATTCTCGTCTACTAGAATTGGGAGTCCTTACTCCCGAAGAGACCTTAAAAGCCATTGATACAGGAAGGCTTCCCGACAAGGAGACTTCACTAGAAAATCAAAAGGAGTACATGAAGCAAAGGAACGAGGGCTTATATACCCCGCTCGTAGGAGGCAGCCCATTGGCTCAGACCATCAAAGTGGAAGAGACGGGTGAGAATGAAAAGCCCAAAGCTTTACCCAAAGAAGCAGGTAGGCCTGAAGGAACCACTGGAATTCCTCAAGAAAATAGAAAAATTTCTCCCCTAGGTCAAGGAGAAGCTTCCAGTAATTACAGCTTGGATAAAGTCAAAGACAACATGATTTTAGCTCAAAAACTCGAAGCCTCTGTGGCTACGCAACTTAGAAAAATCCACAAGGTAAAAAGATTAAATAAATCTCAAAAAGATATTGCTATTCAAATATCTGAAACTATAATAGCTAATGAAAGCCCTAATCGCTGGGAAAAAAATATTAAGAAATATTGCGAGCAGCCGATAGATCACAATTCTGATCGAGTAGAATTAGTTAGAGAAATAGCGACGAAACATCAGCTAGACTTTTATTTGGCTAGCATATTAGCGTCGAGCTTAAAAGCAGAAGAATAATATGAGCGAAGAAAACACACAAGATAGCATGGAAGAAAATCACATTAAATCTGTGGCCTACGGAGAAATGCCTACTGATTTAATAATGCCTGACATCTTAATCCCGCCCGCACAGAAAGACAAAACTAAAAAAGTGATAAAGGACGAGGTGGACGTAGCCTTTAAGTTCGCGTTTCTTGGAGCAGGTCAAGGGGGCTCTCGTATTGCTGAAAATTTTCATAAGCTGGGATACAGAAGAATCGCGGTCATCAATACCGCCCAACAAGATTTAAATTCCATAGATTTAGAAAATAAATTATGTTTTGGGGATGGAGGAGCTGGAAAAGCCCCCGAAGTAGCCACCCAAGTTTACCAAGAGAAAAGCGAGGATATCTCAGATTTCATGAAAAGGTCTTTCGGGGACGATGTAGATAAAATTTTTGTCTGCGCTGGAGCTGGAGGAGGCACGGGAGCGGGCTCTGTCGTTCCCGCCGTGAGATCAGCCGTAGAAATTCAATCTTCTGGAGCTTCTTCAAAAAAGGTCGGAGTTATACTGGCGTTGCCCAAGGCTTCAGAGGGTAAGAAAGTGAATGCTAACGCTGCGAACACTTTAGATCAGGTTTATGATTTAGTGGATCAAGGGATCGTTTCTCCGTTAATCTTAATTGATAACGAAAAGATCGGTGAGCTTTATCCGAATTTAGTAGTATCGGAATTCTGGAACGTAGCCAACCAAAGTATGGCTGGGCTTTTTCACCTATTTAATCACACAGCCGCTAAAGACAGTACTTATTCCTCTTTCGATTCTAATGATTACAGACAGGTCTTAGACTCTGGCTTGATTGTTTTTGGCGCTTCGCCAGTTTCAGAATGGACAGACTCTATAAGTATTGCTCGTGCGGTACGAGAAAATCTAAGAAATAATTTACTTTCGGGAGGAATTGACTTAAGTACTGGAAATTCTGCCGCCGCTATAATTATTGGAGGTACAGAGCAGCTTAACACCATCCCCCAAAGTTACCTAGATCAAGCCTTCGATCAGCTTTCTAAAATGATGAGGCCCAACAGCGTAGTCCATCGAGGAATTTACAGCGGAGATAAGCCGACGTTAAACGTTTTCTCTTCAATTGGCGGGCTAGCCAGACCCCAAGAAAAAATAAGTCAGCTTAAGAAATTGGGTGACTTACCGCAATAAATAGTGTATAATAAAATCGTATGGCAGCTAATAAAAATACTGAAGTAAAACCTGGTTGGAAAAGTACCGAGTTTTGGGTAACCGTCGTAGTCGCTTTAGCCTCTTTGGCTTGGGGCGCGGGTCTCGTCGAAGCTGGTGGAGAGTCAGGAGCCGACAAGGCCTTTGGTTTCGTATGTTCCGCACTTAGTGCTCTTGGATATACGGTTTCCAGAGGTTTAGCCAAGAAAAAGGCGTAAAACACTAATGTGGGCGAGCTTACTTAAGGCCGTCTTGGATTGGTTAACAGGGCTCGCTCGTGAAGACACGAAGGCGGGTGATGCGGATGCTACATCCCAAAGCCTTAAAGATAAGTGGCGTGAGCGGATAGAGGAAGAGGAGTCAAAAAATGAAAAAGATAGCGATTCTGATCCTAGTTAGCTTATTGCTCGTAGGTTGCGGGTCAACTCGTGTAGTATTCGTTGACACTCAGTCTAACTTAATCCGTATCGGCCCTGATGTTTCTGGAAAGATTTATGTCAAAAAGAATGGCGAATGGGTTCTTTCTAAGAATAAGGTAAAGATACCTGAAGGCTGGTATGCAGGAGGCATTCCCACCGACGATTAATCAATCGTATAATATTAAATAAACCAGAGAAACTTTCGGGTTTCTCTTTTTTTTGTGTATTTATCACTGATATGAATAAAATTTCTTTTTATGATATAAATAATGTCCTGAAAGGAAAAGAATCATATTATAAAGGCCTCCTAAAAGGTTCTCACCATGATCGTAAAGTGGCTATATATAGCTTACAGGCAATTGCTTCCTTAAGAAAAGATTTGGAGAGGGCTTGTAAATAAAATAACTTTTTACTTCTCTTCTTAGCAAAATAAGTATAATATAAAGACACCTGAGAAAATCAGGTCATAAGTTATGAAAACTAATATTAATATGAAAAAAGTATTACTAATGGGCGCTGCCGCTACCTTTTTGGGTATGGGCTGCGCGTTAACCGAAAAGTTCCCTTCTGTTACAGTAGGGGGCGCGGCCAATAAAAATGCCGTCCTCGATGCTAGCGTTGGTAAGGAGGGCATTTCAGTAACGGCCCCGCTCGTGAGTGTTTCGGTTCCGTTCCCCAAATTAGAGGCGACGGGCGACAAAAAGAAGTAGGCTAATACCATAAACTATTGACCACAACCGCGCCCCGAAAAGGGTGCGGGTTTTTTTTTGAAAAAATATTTGATTTTTATTATAATAATTGCTAATTTTAGTGTATAATTTATTACCTATGAAGGGGATTGAATACGAAATAGAGTCGTCGGGAGAAGATTTTAACAATAATAATTCTCAATGGCGTCAATCCTTGGAGGAACTAAAGCACGATGAGGCCGTAAGCTTTTCAATAAAAGTCATGGAAGCTTTAGAGCAAAAAATGAAAGAGCACAACTCTTCGTGCGACAATAAAGTCTCCTTAAAGCAGCTAAAGAAAGTTTACCGAAGAGCCGCAGGAAATGTTTTCGCTGAAGTGCCCGAGACAGAGCAAGACAAAGGGGAATGGGCTATGGCGAGAGTCCATATGTATTTACGCCTTGTCAAAGGCGAACCGATGCCAAGAGAAACACATGCTTCGATCTCCTTTGATTCGGCGGAAGGAATTGATTTATTTGATTCAGTTATTCCT